TTTATGTACTATTCTATACACTTTTATACAAAGAGCAAATACCAAGAAATGAGAGCAGTTGATGTCTTTAAAAATAACCCGACCCAATACTAAAAATTTTGACCAACCACTAACCACAGATTACTCCAATCAATTCGCTAATTTTTTAGCCGAACATGGTTTGGAACCAGATCCTAAAAAGGGCTTGGTCGCCGACGGCTCTATTGGTCGGGCTTACATCAACGTCGGTGGCCAACGCAAACTGGTGGGATGGTATCAGCTGTGGCTCGATCAAGCTTCGCCGTTTGGCCGCTTGGGTGACTATCGAGTTTCAGCTGACCAACCCACAGCGGTGTGGAAGCCAGAGAATCGCAAACGCCAGGTGATGACCAAAGCGGAGAAAGAAGAAATTGCCAAACTGCAAAAACAAGCCGAAGTCAAACAACAAAAGAAATACTCGAAAGCTGCCAAGAAAGCGCAAGCGCTATGGGAAAGTGCTTTGCCCTGTGAAAAACATCCTTACTTGGAAAAGAAACAAGTCTTGTCGTATGGACTCAAGATTGACGAACACGGCAACTTATTAATACCACTGTACGACAAGCAATTAACGATTGTGGGTTTGCAGTTCATCGACCCAGACGGCAACAAAAAGTTCCTCACTGGTTCCAAAAAAGCGTCTAGCTTTTTTATGCTAGGTAAAGAGATATTAAAAACCAGTAACATCATCAATTACGCCGAAGGCTATGCCACCGCAGCGAGCATCTACGCTGACCTCTCCCAGCCAGTTATCGTGGCGTTCGATGCTTACAACTTGCAACCTGTCGCCGAAGTTATGTTTGAATTTTTCGCTGACAAAAAGCATGTGTTCATTGCCGATAATGATGATAGTAAAACGGGTGAGAAAGAAGCGAGCAAAGCATGTCAATACATCAAGAAACAAAAAGGTTTAGCCGAAGTGCTGATGCCAGAGAGCAAAGGCGATTACAACGACCACAAAAACGAACTAACCACTGACACAGCACTCAACGGCGAATTGTTACCAGCTTTGAACAAACTTGATTTGCCAGACGAGATAGACTTTCAACGCAGTGCCAATGGTAGGTTTCTCAACACCAAAGACAACATCGCTGGAGTGTTGCAAACCCATAGCATTGACGTACGCTACAACGTCATAAAAAAACGCATGGAAATCGAAGTACCGAACATGAAGTTCATCGCTGACATGAAAGAAGAAGCGAGTTTGATTGAGATAGAAGATCGTTGCATAAACATGGGCATACCGCATGCCAAAGTCAGGGATTATTTGAAGATCCTTGCTCAAGAATACAACCCGGTGAAAGAATGGATAGAGAGCCAACCGTGGGACGGACAAAGTAGGATGCAAGCTTTCATGGATAGTTTGACCACGCAAGAGTCGAATCAACTGAAAGAAATCATCATGCGCAAATGGTTGATTAGCTGTGTGGCCGCAGCTTACGAAGAAGCAGGAGTGGAACTCGAAGGCATCCTAGTGCTGCAAGGCGCCCAAGGACTCGGTAAAACCTTATGGTTCAAACGCTTATGCGATTACGAGAAAGGGTGGCTACTCGAGGGCGCCACGCTGAACCCAAGCGATAAAGATTCGGTTAAACGAGCGGTCAGTCATTGGATTGTGGAACTTGGCGAAATTGAAAGCACGTTTAAGAAATCCGACATCGACCAGCTGAAAGCTTTTGTGACAGCCAAGACCGATGAGCTCCGACTACCTTACGACCGGGCTTTTACCACTTATCAACGACGCACGGCCTTTTATGCAAGTGTCAACGCCAGAGAGTTTTTAACGGACACGTCCGGGAATCGAAGATTTTGGGTACTCGCCGTCAAAGACATTGATGTCAATCATGGCGTCGATATGCAACAGCTCTGGGCAGAAGTGAAAGAAACGATGTACATCAAAGGCCAGAAGAATTGGTTTCTGAGCCCGGATGAACGAGAATTGTTACAAGAAAGCAACGAAATCTATCGCACCCAATCGAGTGTCGAAGACTTGTTGTTGGAGCATGTCGACTTTCAGAGTGTGCATCCTAAACCTGTGCAGATGACCAAACTGTTGCGTGACTTGGGGATCAAATCCCCGAGGATGCCAGACTTCAAAGAAGCAGCTCGGGTCTTACACGAACGAGGCATCGAGCCACGCCGCACGAATGGTAAGAAAGTCTATGACATCAGTTATGAACCGATTGACGACGACATAGGTGGTAGCAGTTATAATTTTGGTGGAGCTGTGGATGATTGAAATAATGGCAGGCGATTGTCGAGAAACCTTAAAAACCTTACCAGACCAATCAATCAATACTTGTATTACCAGTCCGCCTTATTGGGGATTGAGAGATTATGGAGAAGACAAACAACTTGGTATGGAAGATACGCCAGAAGAATACGTTGCTAACTTAGTCGAAGTATTCAGAGAAGTTAAACGAGTGTTGCGTGATGATGGCACAGTTTGGCTTAATCTTGGCGATAGTTATTCAAGCGGTGGCAGAACTACAACGACTAATCAATCTTTACGAGGAGATAAAGATTATGGAGTTACAAGACCAAAACCAAGTAAAGGCATAAAACCAAAAGATTTAGTCGGTATACCTTGGCGAGTAGCTTTTGCTTTGCAACAAGATGGTTGGTATCTCAGACAAGATATTATTTGGCACAAACCTAATCCTATGCCAGAGAGTGTGACGGATCGTTGCACTAAAGCACATGAATATATTTTTTTGTTGAGTAAGAACGCTAAGTATTATTACGACCATGAAGCGATCAGAGAAGATTGTGAGGGTATAGATGAAAGACAATGGGCTGATGAATACGAGGCAGTCGGCTCGGTTTTGCAAGGCGAAAGTAATGCAGAAATCAAAAGAACCAAAAGATATAACAAAGATGGCAGTTTCAAGAGAAACAAACGCTCAGTCTGGACTGTGACCACCAAGCCTTACAAGGAAGCTCACTTTGCAACATTTCCAATGGATCTTATCGAGCCATGTGTGTTGGCTGGTTGTCCAAAAAAGGTTTGTGTTGCTTGTGGTACCCCTTACATCAAAAAACCAAATTTTAAATATGACAAAGACACCACAAAGAAAAATAATACCTATGGTAAATACGGAAACCAAGAAACAGAATCAGCTAATAGACAAGGATTACATGCTGACAGAGGAAATAAACTAATTGAAATCAGAGATAATTTACCGAAACAATCTACTTTGGTTGGTTTTTTAAAATCGAGAACAAAAGCAAAAATATTGGCAGAGAGTACAAATATTCCTTTAACAAAAATAGAACATTGGTTTAGGTCTGATGAAGCTGGATTTGCCTATCCAAGCATAGATGACTGGAAAGAAGTAAGAGAATTTTTAGATGATTGGTCTAATGAATTTATAGAAATAGATGACGCTTTAACAAACTATGAATTGAAAACAGATTCGGTTATATCAAAAAAAATAATTGGCTATAAACTAGAAAAACAATGTGATTGCGAAACCAATGAAACAAAACCCGGCACAGTTTTAGACCCCTTTGGGGGTTCTGGGACAACAGGCCAGATTGCGGATGGACACAATCGCAACGCTATTTTATGTGAGCTCAACCCAGAATATATTGAGATTAGTAAAAAAAGATTAGGTGTCGGTACGGATTTATTCAGCGAGGTGGAGATAAAGCATGAAAGAAAGTGAAAAACCAAGGACAAGATACAAGGTAGGTAAGCGTCTGTTTGACACAAAGGCGGAAGCCAGGTATTACAAAAAAGCAGTGTGTCTTGAGCAAAAAAAGGACGACTGTACCCTTGATGAGTGATTGGACAAATGTGCATGAATGTATGTATGTTTGGGCAATTGTGCAGAATAGGGTGGGGTCAAGGGTATAGTAAAGTTAGCTATACACTGTCGATTTGGTCAATGTTTATATGGCTTAGACTCTATAGGTAGTGTTAGGTATATACTTTTAAAGATAATATTTATATACATGGTTATTAGTAGGAATATGGTGTGTTTAGGTAGAATGACAAATATAAGTATGAGAGTGCTGTACACTGCACACTGTACACTGTTTGAGGATCTAACATGACAACAAAAGGTAGACCGAGGAAGCCAAAAACACCGTTGGTGCAAACGCCAGAAATGTTTGAGAAAGACCAGGAGTTTGGTCTGACGGAAATGCAGGCGAGTTTTGTCTGGCACTACACCGAAGGTGCTTGCGGTCAAACCGATGCAGCAAGGAAAGCTGGCTTTGAGTTCCCAGCACAAGCGGCCACCAAGTTTCTCAATGGTAAGGATTATCCGAATGTGGTTCGAGCTATCAGGATTAAGCAAGATGAATTAGCAGAGAAGTATGCGATTACGCCACAGAAAACCGGGAC